ATCAACGACGATCTCGACGCTTTCACCCGGATCCCCGCGATGTACGGCAACTCCATCGCCCAGCTGGAAAGCGACGTGGTCTGGGGCATCATCACCTCGAACCCGGCGATGGCCGACGGCAATGCGCTGTTCCACACCACGCACAAGAACCTTGCGGCCACCGGTGCGGCGCTGGACGTGGCGAGCGTCGGCGCGGCCCGGGCGGCGATGGCGCTGCAGACCGGTCTCGACAAGAAGACGGTGCTGAACATCCGGCCCGCCTTCCTGATCGTGCCCGCCGCGCTGGAACTGAAGGCCGAGCAACTGGTCGCCCAGAACCTCGTCCCGGCCGACAGTGCCAAGGTGGTGCCCCAGTCGATCCGGACGCTGTCCCCGATCAGCGAACCGCGCCTCGATGCCGCCAGCGCCACCTCCTGGTATCTGGCGGCCTCGCCCAACCAGATCGACACCATCGAATACGCCTATCTGGAAGGCCAGCAGGGCGCCTACATCGAGACCCGCAACGGCTTCGACGTCGACGGCGTCGAGATCAAGTGCCGCCTCGATTTCGGCGCCAAGGCCATCGACTGGCGCGGCCTCTACAAGAACCCCGGCGCATAACCGCCACCCCATGCTGAACCCTGACATGCGGGCGGTCCAATCGGGCCGCCCTTCGTCATTCCACAAGGATCCTCCCCATGAAAACCTACGTCCAGCCCGGCAACACCATCACCCTGACCGCGCCCTACGCCGTCGCCGCGGGCGATGGCCTGCTCGTCGGCTCCATCTTCGGCGTGGCCTCCGGCACCGCCGCCATTGGCGAAAGTGTCGAGGCCGCGCTTGTCGGCGTCTACGAGCTGAAGAAGCTCGGCTCGCAGGCGTGGGCCGTCGGCGAGCGCATCTATTGGGACAACACCGCCCGCCAGACCACCAAGGTCACCACCTCGAACACCCTGATCGGCGTGGCGACCGAAGTGGTGGCGGGCGGCGCGGGTGATGTAGTCGGCCGGGTGCGGCTGAACGGGGCGTTCTGATGAGCGCCTTCGCCGCTGCCGTCGGCGTACTCTTCGCCGATCCGAACGTCGGCCGGGATGCGGTCTACATCGCCGATGGCGGCGCGCCGGTCCTGGTGCGCGTCGTGGCGCGGCGCGCCGATGCGTCGACCTCCTTCGGCGACGCGCGGCTCTGGTCGGAGACTACGCGCGTCGATCTGCGCGTGGCCGAGGTGCCAGCGCCGCGGCCCGGCGACCGCATCGAGATCGACGGCGACGCCTTCCTCATCCAAGGCGAGCCCGTCCGTGATCGTGAACGGCTGGTCTGGACCATCGACCTGCGCCCGGCATGACCGCGATGAAGCTGAAGCTCGACATCGATCCCGACATCGTCGCGATGATGGCGGCTGAGGTTTCGGCGGGCGAGCGCGCCGTGTCGGCCGCGATCCGCGAGGCCGGGACCGGGCTGAAGGCCGCCTGGCGGCTGCAGATCACTGGTGCGGGGCTTGGGGCCCGGCTCGCCCGCACCATCCGGTCGGAGCAGTTCCCCAAGGTCACGCCCAGCCTCAACGCGGCAGCCGTGGTCTGGTCCAACGCCCCGGTCATCGTCGGCGCGCACGACACCGGCCCGCTGATCCGCTCGAAAAATGGCTTTTGGCTGGCGATCCCCACGCCCGCCGCAGGCAAGTCCTTGCGTGGCGGTCGGAACACGCCCGGCGAATGGGAACGGCGCACTGGCCTGCGCCTGCGCTTCATCTATCGCCGCAGGGGGCCGAGCCTGCTGGTGGCCGAGGGGCGGCTGAACACCAAGGGCCGCGCCGTCGCGTCACGGTCAAGGACCGGCCGGGGCCTCGTGACAGCACCGATCTTCCTGCTGGTGCCGCAGGTCAAGCTGCCGAAGCGGCTGGATCTGGCGCGGGACGCGGCGCGGGCGCATCATGCGGTGCCGGGGTTGATCGTCGCGAACTGGGTGGAGGGAACGTCTTGTGACGAAGTAAACCCGCTCAGGGACGCAGGACTACAATAGCAACTTGACCCCCGATGCCAGCAGCAGCGCGGCCAGGATGCCTCGCAGCCAGCGGTCCGAGAGGTATCGGCTTCCGACGAACGCGCCAACTGTGCCCCCAACCGCGACTGCCGCAAGCCACAAGGGCAGCGATGCGGGGATCTGATCCCAATAGGCGTAGGCACCGATCAGGGCGGCCGCAGAATTCATCAGATTGTAGAGCGCTGTCGTTGCGGCCGTCTGATGCGCCGTGCCCCATCTCATCGCAAAAATGACTGGCGCGAGAAAAACACCGCCACCGGTCCCTGTCGTTCCCGATACGAAGCCTATCATCGCCCCTGTCGCCAGAGCAGCCAGGAATGGCGGCGTCCTGGGAGGTGCGACGTTTCCTGCGGATCTTTTCATCACTGATCGTGCCATCTGCAACGCGGAAAGCACCAGGATCGCACCGACGATAGGGTAGTACACCCCTTCCGCCAACTGGATCGACCCACCAAGCATCGAGAACGGGAAGCCCAGAACGGCAAATGGATAGATGTGGCGCCATGACAATCGGCCGGACTTCATGAACCACGCCGTGCCGATTGCGGCCACCATGAGATTCAGGGCGAGCGCGGTCGTTTTCATGGCCAACGGCGCGACTCCGAATAGTGCCATGATCGCGATATAGCCGGACGCTCCTGCCTGTCCTACGGCGGCGTAGATCACGGCAATTACGAGAAAGACGCCGGCAAGCCAGAATACTTCGGTGTCCAATACTCTCTGCGCCTCCACGGCAAAGCATGACTCGGCCACGGCCGCACGTGCCCGAAAATCGGACGAAGGTTCGTGCGCCTTCCGATCAACTATCGCAATTGGCTCGAGCAATGCCCACCCCCCGCGAAACCATCCTCGCCGCGCTGCACGCGCGGCTTTCGACGTTGCCCGCCGCCGCCCTGCGCGGTGACGTGCTGCCAGAGCGCGTGCCAACCGCAGGCCTCCTGATCCTGCGCGACGGCGAGCCGGGGGAACCCGAGGTGACGCTGTCGCCGCTGCGCTACCACTATCAGCACCGCGCCGAGATCGAGGCGGTCGTGCAAGGTGCCACCCGTGACGCTACCTTCGACATCCTCTGCGCCAGCATCGGCGCGGCGATTGCAGCCGACCGCACGCTGGGAGGCCTCTGCGATTGGGTCGAGGCAGAAGCGCCGCGTCCGGTCGATCTGCCGGTCGAGGGTGCCGCCAGCCTGAAGGCAGCGGTGATCCCGGTCATCCTGCACTATTCCACGGCCGATTCGCTGGCCTGACCCCGAATAACGAAAGGAGACTACGATGGCACGAGCCCATGGGGCGCGGGCGCAGATGGCGCTTGCGTTCGAATCTGTCTATGGCACCGCGCCCGCTTCGGGCTACCGCACGGTGCCCTTCGCCAGCACCACGCTTGGGTCCGAACAGCCGCTGATCGCCTCGGAACTGCTGGGCCAGGGGCGCGATCCGCTGGCCCCGATCAAGGATGCGGTCACCGCCGATGGGGATGTGGTGGTGCCGATCGACGTCGAGAACTTCGGCCTCTGGCTTAAGGCGGCCTTCGGACAGCCGACGACCACCGGCACGACGCCCAAGACCCACACCTTCCAGTCTGGCAACTGGACGCTGCCGTCGATGGCCATCGAGACAGCGATGCCCGAAGTGCCGCGTTACGCGATGTACACCGGCTGTGTCTGCGATCAGCTGTCCTGGCAGATGGCGCGGTCGGGGCTGTTGACCGCCACGGCCCGGCTGGTGGCGCAAGGTGAAAGCGTCGCGGCGGCCACGGCCGCAGGCACGCCCACCTCGCTGGCGCTGCAGCGGTTCGGGCATTTCAACGGGGCGATCACCCGCAATGGATCGCCGCTCGGCAATGTCATCTCGGCCGAGGTGACCTATTCCAATGGCCTCGACCGCATCGAGACCATCCGCTCGGACGGGCGCATCGAGGGGGCCGACCCCGGCATGGCCGCGCTGACGGGCCGGGTGGAAGTGCGCTTTGCCGACACCACGCTGATCACGCAGGCCATCGACGGCACGCCGTGCGAGTTGGTCTTCGCCTGGAGCCTCGGGGCCAACGCCAGCTTCACCTTCACGGCGCATGCCGTCTACCTGCCGCGGCCGCGCATCGAGATCCCGGGCCCGCAGGGCATCCAGGCAACCTTCGACTGGCAGGCGGCCCGCGCCACCAGTCCCGCCCGGATGTGCACCGCCGTCCTCGTCAACACCGTCGCAACCTATTGAGAAGGCACGCCATGCTGACCCTCGACCTCACGAACGCGCCGCAGTGGTGTGACCTCATTCCCGGCGTGCGTGTGAAGCTCCGCCCGCTGACCACGGCCCTGATGGTCTCGGCGCGGGGCGATCCCGCGATTGCCGACCTGCCTGAGGGCGCTGCGACCGAGGAAGCCGCGCTCGCCATGGCCAAGGCGCTGGCCCGGCGCGCGATCCTCGCATGGGAGGGGATCGGCGATGCCGATGGCAGTCCCATCGATCCGGGCCCCGAGGCCATCGACGCGCTCCTCGACCTCTGGCCTGCCTTCGAGGCGTTCCAGACAACTTACGTCGCCAAGGCCCTCCTGCTGGACGCGGAAAAAAACGCCTCTGCGCCCTTGCCGACTGGTCCTTCGGCGGGGGCGAAGGCTACTGCGCGGCCTGTGCTGGACCCTGTCCCGACTGCCCCGCACGGCTGAACCGGCCGCTAACGCTCGAAGGCGCGCAGGTCTGGGACCTGGCGCAGCGCCTTGGCGGCCAGATGCGCGTCATCCCCGGCGCTGTGATCGGTTGGGACATGGGTGCGGCGCTGGCCCTGGGCGCGGCCCTCGGCATTTCCCCGCCTGCCATCGCCGAACTGCTGCCCGCCTTCGAGGCGGTGATGGTCCGCCGCGTCAACGAACAGATCGCGGCCAGCCGCGACTGACCCTATCCCAACCGGAGCCCCGATCCCATGGCCGAGAAACGCGTCTCCGTCCGGCTCGCCGCCGTTGGCGGTCGCCAGGTGCGCGCCGAGCTGGAAGGTGTCGGTGAGGCCGGGGCCCGTGGCTTCGGCCGCCTGTCACGCGAGATGGAACTGGCGAACACCCGACTTGCGGCCTTCGCGCGTCGCGCGGGCCTCGCACTCGGGGCCGCCGCTGCCGCCGCCACGGCCTCGCTCGGGCTGATCGTCCGGTCGACGGCCGAGAGCGCCGCGCAAGTCCGACAGTTCGCGCAGGTCGCCAACACGACGCCCGAGGCCCTGCAGCGCTGGTCGGCCGGGGCGCGGACGGTGGGTATCGAGCAGGAGAAGCTGGCCGACATCCTGAAGGACGTGAACGACCGGGTCGGGGATTTCCTGCAGACCGGCGGCGGGCCGATGGCGGATTTCTTCGAGAATGTCGCGCCGCGCGTGGGCGTCACGGCTGACCAGTTCGCGAGGCTTTCCGGTCCCGAGGCGCTGCAACTCTACGTCGACACGCTGGAACGCGCGGGACTC